CTGAATCAAACCCTGATTGTGCTGGTTGGGCTGTAGAAAAGGAAGATGGCGAAGTGATTGGCTGTCACCAAACCAAGCAGGATGCGATTGACCAGATGGTCGCTGTGTCGATTGCTGAGGAGATGGAGCCAGGTGGGGAACGTGCGTTGCCAGAGAACTATCGTCCAGCGTTAGCTGAGGATGTGCCTGAAGGCCGTGCGTGTGGGAACTGTGTGTTCTATGACGAGTCACGCCAGAACGCTGAGGGGACTAAAGCGTGGTGCGATAAGTGGGATGACTTCGTTGATGGTGGCTACTACTGCAACGCTTGGCAACCTCACGCTGAGATGGGACATGAGGAAGAGGAAGAGGTCTACGAGGACGAGGACGAACAGGAGATGGATGTCTCTGTTCGTGTTGTGGATTTGAGTTTGCCTGAGTACATCAAATCGGCTGCTCGTAAAGGTTTGACCTATTACGGTCAGAAGCTCGCTGGTGCTGGCATCGTTGCCTCAACTGTTCGTGAAGCACGTGACATGGCGAGAGGTGAGATTACAGAGGACAAGGTGATTCGCTCGAACGCTTGGGCTGCACGTCACATGGTTGATTTAGATGCTGCGAAGAACTCAAACCCTGATGACAAAGAGTTCCCTGGTGCCGGTGCTGTGGCCTTCTACCTATGGGGCATTAACCCGTTGAATCCTGAACCTGCGATGGATTGGTTCGCTCGCAAAGCCGAACAAATCAAAGATGAACGAGCTGACGCTCCGGCACCAAAGAAGGATCAGATCACGGGGTCAGACAAGAACGCTCCTGGCTCGGCTGATTCTCCTGCTGGTGCTGGGACGATTGAGTTGTCTGAGGCCATCGAGAATGGTTTGCAGAACAAGGTTGATGAACACAATGACAATGTTGGTGACAATGCTGGCAAGCGTGCAACGATTGGGATGTTGCGGGCTGTGTTCCGTCGTGGTGCTGGAGCGTATTCAACTTCGCATCGTCCAGGTATGACTCGTGACCAATGGGCTTATGCGCGAGTCAATGCGTTCCTGTATTTGTTGCGTAACGGCAGACCTGAGAATGATGCTTATGTTGGTGACAATGATCTTCTTCCGAAGGAACATCCGAAGTCTTCTAGATCGCTTGGTGGTTTTGTTGCTAATGTTTCAGGTATGGCTGAACAGGTTGAGACACGTCGCATAACATTCAATGACTTTGAACTTCGTGCAGCCGTAGAGGGCAACGGCATGACCTTTAGTGGTTATGCAGCAGTATTCAACTCTGACTCTGAGCCACTCCCGTTCATCGAGCGCATTATGCCTGGCGCGTTCGCTAAGTCGTTGAAGTCACGGAACAATATCCGTATGTACATGAACCATGATTCGTCAATGCTGTTGGCTACCACTAGGGCTAAGACGATGCGTTTGGTTGAGGATTCTAAAGGTTTGTTTGTTGAGGCCGATTTGCCTGACACAACCGTTGGTCGTGACCTGTCGGTTTTGATGCAACGCAAAGACGTTGACTCGATGTCGTTCGGTTTCACGGTTCCTCAAGGTGGTGACCGTTGGTCTGATGACGGTATGACCCGTGAGTTGCGTCAAATCAAACTCTATGAAGTTTCGGTGGTTACTGGTTTCCCAGCGTATGCAGCAACATCGGCTTCGGTTCGTTCGTTTGATGCGCTTGCTACTCGCACCGGTATCGATGCCGATCAGCTTGCGGTTGCGATAACAGCGTTGGAATCAGGTCAAACCTTGGCACCTGATCATGCTGCGTTGTTGCGTGAAACAGTTGCGAAACTTGAACCAACACCACAGTCTGCTCCTGCGAGCGTTGGTGTGTTGGCGAAGCATCTTGAATTGCTGAAGAACTTCTAGTAATCTTTTCGTTACTGCGTCGAATGCGAGGAGCCTCCTTCGATGTTGCTGTGTACGGAGCCGTACCAGATTTGAGTTAAATCTCCTGCGTATCCAAACATCAACATCATCCCTACGGGGAGAAGGAAAACATCATGAAAGAATATATTGACCGTCAGGTTGAGATTCGCAATCGTGCATGGAATGAAGCCAAGTCAATCTTGGATGCAGCCACCGCAGAGAAGCGTGACCTCACAGCAGAAGAAACCCAAACCTACGAGCGAATCTCGAAGGAATTGGATGAGCGTGCGCAGACCATCGCGAAACTTCGTGAAGACGAAGCTCGTGAATTGCGCATGGACTCAGCAACCCGTGAAATTGCCGATCAGGTTCGTCCTATTGCAGGCGCACCAGTAAGCGACGATGTAGCGCAACTGCGTTCATTGTTCACAGGTGAGAAGCGTAACCACACGTTTGAAAAGCGTGACATCTTGAAGTCAAGCACCGGTTCGCCTGTGCCAACTTCGTTCTACGATCAGGTCATCATGCGTGCGCGTTTGATCGCACCTGTATTGCAGACTTCAACTGTGTTGAACACCGCTGGTGGAGAGAACCTCCAAATCCCATCGTTGTCAACGTACTCGGTTGGAACTGTTACTGGCGAAGGTTCAGCAATCGGTGAATCCGATCCAGTATTTAACTCGTTCATCACTTTGAGCGCGTTCAAGTACAGCTTCCTCACCCAAGTATCAACTGAACTGCTTGAAGACTCAGGCGTGGACATGCTGTCATTCTTGGCAGATCAGGTTGGTAACGCACTCGGTTACGCTGTTGGTTCAGCGTTGACTGTTGGTTCGGGAACTGACACAGCAAACGGAATCGTCACGGCATCGTCCGTTGGTGGTACCGCAGGCACCGCAACAGCGTTCACCGCAGACAACCTCATTGACCTCCTCTACTCCTTGGATGGTGCAGCTCGCAACCTTCCAGGTGTTGGTTGGATGATGAACGGTAAGTCCGTTGGTCAGGTTCGCAAGTTGAAGGACACCGCCGGAAATTATGTTTTCCAGCCTGCCCTCTCAATGGACAGCCCAGACATGTTGCTTGGTAAGCCAATCTACGAGAACCCTTCAATGGTTGACGTAGCAACGGGAACCAAGTCTGTCATCGTTGGTCACTTGCCTTCGTACTTCGTACGTACGGTTGGTGGACTTCGTTTGGATCGTTCAGATGACTTCGCCTTCAACCAAGGCCTCGTCACCTTCCGCGCAACATTCCGCGCTGACGGCGATCTGCCACAGACATCACACATCAAGCACCTCCTCCAGCCATAATTGGTTTGAGGTAGTGCAACCGATAGCAATATCGGTGTAAGTTTGAGGGTAGGTCGAACACGCAGGGCGACCTACCCTCATTTCTTTTTATTCCCTGCGACCTGCGAAGGAGAGAATGGTGGGTAATGCTCGTAATAATAAAAAACACTCCGGTCGAGTTACCAGACCTGGAAGCGGAGTTGTTGCTCCACAGGGGAATAGCGCACTTGCCAGAGCTGGCAGATTTACCAATGCCGAATCGTTACGAATCCTCTGGTACTCGAACGCCCCGTTCGCCCCAACAGGGTACGGAACCCAGACAGCGCAAGTCGTCCAAAGGCTCACCAAAAAACACGAAGTAGCAATCCATGCGATGTACGGCATTGAGGGTATGGCTTCGATGTGGAATGGCATAAAACTTTATCCACGAGGGATGTCCCCATATTCTGATGATGTGCTGGTTGCGCATTGGATGGATTGGGCGAATGGTAATCGTGAGATTCCTGCGATGTTGATGACGTTGTTTGATGTGTGGGTTTTGAAGTCTCCGTCGTTGGAGCAGGTTCCTAATATCGCTTCGTGGGTTCCGATTGACCATGCGCCTTGCCCGCCAGAGGTTGTGGCTTGGTGTAAGCGTCCGAATGTGAAACCGATTGCGATGTCTAAGTTTGGTTTGGACATGTTGCAGAACGCGGGTGTTGATGCGATGTATGCGCCTCATGCTTTTGAGAAGGTTTTCGTTCCGACACACAAGTTGAGTAATGGTCGTGGCGAGTTCACCGGCAGACAGTTGATGGAGGTGGATGAGGACAGGTTTGTTGTGATGATGAACGCTGCGAACAAAGGTCAGAACCCTTCACGCAAATCTTTCGGTGAGAACATTCTGGCTTTCGCTATCTTCGCTCAAGACCGTCCTGATGCTTTGCTGTATCTCCACACGGAACGTGATGGTGCAATGGGTGGTATCAACCTTGTGCATCTGCTGGATGCGTGTGGTGTTAAGCCTGAGCAATACAAGATTGTTGACCCGTATGCGTATCGGACTGGTTTCCCTCAGCAAGCGTTAGCAGCGTTGTACACCGCTTCGGATGTGCTGCTGGCTTGCTCGATGGGTGAAGGTTTCGGTATCCCTGTTATCGAGGCTCAGGCTTGCGGTACACGGGTCATCGTTTCTGACTACACCGCTCAGCCTGAGTTGGTTGGGGTTGGCTCAGCTGTGGCAATCCAGCCGTTCTGGGATAGCCATCAGAAGTCTTGGTTTTGCACCCCACAGGTGCCATCCATCGTGGAGGCTCTGATTGAGGCCTACGAAGCCCCTAGAGGCGTGTCAGACGAGGCTGTGGCCTTTGCCAGCCAATATGAAGCTGATGCCGTATTTGAGAGCCATTGGAAGCCAATCATGAAGGAGTTGTCGGAATGGTGCCAGTCATCATCGTCCCCGTCCTAAACAGGTATGACCTACTAGAACGCTGCTTGCAGTCCATCGACTATCCGGTGGAGACACTCATCGTCATTGACAACGGTGGGCAGTCCACGTTGCATGATTGGCCTTGGGTGATTGACCGTCGCGATGTCAAGAACTATCACGTTTGGTCAATGCCTACGAACCTTGGTGTTGCTCCATCATGGAACCTCGGAATAAAAGCAACTCCTCACGCTGACGGTTGGATCATTCTCAACTCTGACGCACTATTTGAACCTGGACAGTTAGAAGTTTTCTACAACGATTGCAAATCTGATTCGGTGACATTGACTCAGGCTCAACCTGGTTGGTCTTGTGCGTGGATCGGGTCTGAGGTGATTGCCAAGGTTGGGTTGTTTTCGGAATGTTATGTTCCCGCCTACTTTGAGGACAACGATTTTGAGGAACGGGCTAAACGGTTGAACGTGCAGTTCTGGACTTCTGACGCTGGGATAATTCACGACAACTCGTCTACGCTTTTATCAGCACCAGAGTTACAAGAAAAAAATGCTAAAAGTTTTTCTGCCAATGGTGCGCTTCATGCGATGCGCTGGCAGTCAGGTCTACCCGATGCAGGTCATTGGGACTTAACACGACGAAGGGAACTGGGATGGGATTGAAAGAACACTACGACCCGATGGACGATTACGAGAACCTGCACGAAGGCGAGACCATCTATGTTTTTGGCTCAGGTGCAACACTTGACTATCTGACACCCGACTTCTTTGACGACAAGCTGACCATCGCAGTTAACTTCGTTGGCTCAGTATTCGGGTTGAAGGGTTACTACTGTTTCAGTCATTACCACGAGGATTCAAAGCATGAAGCCATGCAGGATGAGTGCATTGGTGTATTCACCCCTGAGAAGGAACACGGTACCGATGGTTTGTTCAATGGGTTTATGCCGAACATCACCACGTTCGGTACTCGTACCGGCAGACCAGGCTCAACCTTCGACCCGCACGATAAGGATTGGCCTGTCTTGTCGGGTCAGTTGACTATCGGGTCTTCCAGCATTCATGGGGCGATGCACTTGGCAGCGCACATGGGAGCGAAGTTCATTGTGTTGGTTGGGGCTGACTGTGGTTCGCTTGGTGGGCGTGACAGGGTTGATGGTTATGTGCCTGGTGATTCGCATTGGGCTTTGTATGAGATGCACCTTCGAGCGATGAAGCAACGGTTGTGGGATGTGTATTCGTGTCAGGTGTATTCGTTGAATCCATTCGTGAACTATTCGCTTGAGGGTGTGCCGTATCGTGGTGCTGCGTCAATCAACTAGAATCGGGACACCATGACGATCACTAATGGATACGCAACCAGAAACCAAGTGAAGGCAGCTCTCCGCATTGGAACGGCTGACACCCTTGATGACGACTTGATTGATAACTGTGTTGGTGCAGCGTCACGTCTGATTGATGGTTATTGCAATCGTCGCTTCTGGCAGACAGGCACAGCAGAGGCAAGAATCTTCCAAGCAGAAGATTCGTTCTACTGCTCGATTGACGACATCGCTGGAACGGCGTTAACTCTGAAAAGTTCCACTCAGGCTGACGGAACTTTTGACTTGACATGGAGCCGTTCGGATTATCAGTTGGAACCGTTGAATGGAAACCTTGATGGGTTGACTTGGAGTTACGACAAGATTCGTGCTGTTGGCGATTACCTGTTCCCAACGGTGAACGCGAACTATGGTGAGCAGGCTTTGGTTCAGGTGACTGCTGTGTTCGGTTGGCCTTCTGTGCCGGAGCCAGTAACACAGGCAACGATCATTCAGGCTTCACGTATCTTCAAACGCTACGACTCGCCTCTTGGTGTGGCTGGGTTTGGTGACTTGGGTGCTATCCGTGTGTCTCGATACCTTGACCCTGATATGGCTCAGTTGGTTGAACCGTATCGTCGTATGCGGATTTTTGCATGAGCTACTCAGTAACAGAGATTAAGACTGGTATCTCTAACGCCTTAGCAACGATCCCAGGTTTGAGGGCTTACGCCCAGCAACCAGACAACCTGAACGCTCCGTTCGCTTGGCCTATGTTGGATTCAATCACCTACAACGGGGCGATGCGTGGCGGGCTAGTGACCCATATCTTCGTTGTGTCTGTGGTTGTGGGTAGGTCTGCGGAGCGCACAGCTCAGACTGCTTTGGATGGGTATTTGTCTTATGAGGGTACGACTTCGGTTCGTGCAGCGTTGGAAGCGGATCGTTCGTTGGGTGGGGTGGTGTCAAATCTGCTGGTTGAATCTGCGAGCAATATCTCCACTATGGATGGCAACGATGCGACATATCTCATGGTTGACTTCCGTGTGGTGGTGTACGCTTAGTTGATACGCAATCCTGCGAGCGTGTAGAGTTTCAGTAGTAAATCTTCGAGTGCCGGAAGGCAGGAGTATCCAATATGGCAAAGCAAGTTCTCACAAACGTAGCGGTCACCTTCGGCACAGCTAACACCGACATCACGTCCTATGTTGCATCAGTAACACTAAACCTGTCAAAGGCTGAAGTTGCTACAACATCATTCGGTTCGTCTGGTGCGGTTACCCGTATCGCAGGTCTTGCAGACAACTCAATCACACTTGAGTTGCATCAGGATTACCCAACGATTGAGAAGTTGTTCTACGACGCTTGGAATGCTGGTACTGCTGTACCTGTGACAGTCAAGCCAAACGGAACTGCATCTGCTTCAAGCACCAACCCACAGTACGCATTCAATGTGCTGCCGTTGACTTGGACTCCTGTTGCTGGTGCTGTTGGCGATCTTGCTACCGCATCAGTCACCTACCCAATCGACGGTGCAGTAACTAAGACTGGTACTGGCGCATAACTTTTCTTTAACAACCCTTACCTGCGGAGGTAGAAAATGAAGATAGCTCTAGAGATGACTTCTGCTTTGGATCAGTCCAAGCGAACCATCATGGCAACATTCCCTGACTTTATTGCTTTTGAAAAGAAGTTCAGCAAGAGTGTTGCGAAGTTTGAAGCCGAACTAACTTTGACTGACCTTGCATATATTGCATGGCATTCTGAACATCGTCAAAAGAAAACTGGTTTGGATTTTGATTCGTGGATTAACGATGTTGAGACTTTGGAGTTGGGCAACCAAGCTGACGC